AAAACGAACTCGGTATTAAGTAATGCCAAGAAAGACTCTCAAACAAAGAAGAAATCCAACAGACGATCAAGAAAATCGTGTGCGTGGTGTTGTTCGTGATTTGATTGGAACAGAAGATGCTGATGATATTATGACAGAACTCATCAGTGTTCTAAATGAAGGTGGGAAGAGTGCATCTGTCGGAAAATATTATACCTTCTTTTATGATGCCAAAACAACAGGAAGAGCATATGACCAACATCCTCTTGTGGGTGTGACTGAAGTCTTCTCTTGGGGTTTTCGTGGTATCAACTTTCACTGGAGAGATAGAAGACAATATACCTATGACCAGATTATTGGAGGACTTTATGAAATCTATCCAGAAGAAATGTCTGATGTCATAGAACTCAATTTTACTAAAGTTCGTTCTAAATAACTAAAAAGAAGAAAAATATATGACAAACGCATTTTCTCGTGCTAATAATCCTACTAATAATCCAAATTCAAATTTTTTGGAGGATCTTAGTGGACAAATACAAAATTTAAACAACCCTACTACTGGGTTCAATGTTGACCCGTTATTTAGTGATTTCATCAATCGTGGACCCAGTCCGGGTATAGCACCATTAAATACCGAGATTCCAGGACCTGCTGGAAAAACATTTGGAGGAATTTTAAGATACCCATATGAAGCACTAACAGATAATACAGACTATTTGCAAATTGATATTAGAGCATACAATCCAATAGCAAGTAAGAGTGCCAATAACAGTATAGTTTCTAACGGTCGTTCGATAAGAAAAACTGATCCTGGATTTGCCGAATTTGGTTTAAATAAATTAAGTGGAGGTAAACTACAAACAAAAAAATTGAAGTCTGGACAAGGAACTATACTTCTTCCAATGCCATCAAATATTCAAGATGGAAATTCAGTATCTTTTTCTTCTGGAAATCTTGATGGTATCACTGCACAAACATATGATGGAGTATCTCGTATTGTTAATACTGGAGGAAATAAGATAGATGATATATTGAAATCAGCAACTGAATCAGCAAAAGACTTGGGCAATAAATTTTTAACAAATCCTGCCCTTAAAAATGTAATTTTGACCGATTTAGCAGCACAAGCAGCAAATATTCCTGTTGGAGGTTCATTGACAAGAGATGCTGTTTTTGCAAGAACTCGTGGTGAAATTTTAAATCAAAATGTCGAACTTTTATTTAATGGAGTAACTCTCAGATCATTTAAGTTTTCGTTTAAATTGACACCAAGAAATAAAGATGAAGCACTACAAATTAAATTAATAATTAATGCATTCAAAAAAAATATGGCAGCAAAGAGTGGAGGAATTGATGGGACTGGAGATGGAACTTTTTTAGGAACTCCAAATGTCTTCGAACTATTTTATAAACAAGGTAATACCCGACATCCATTTTTGCATAGTTTTAAACAATGTGTTTTAACTGAGATGTCTGTAAATTATACAGGTGAAGGAACTTATGCTGTTTATAATGATTCCACACCAGTTTCTATGGTCTTAGAACTTGGATTTAAAGAACTTGAACCAATTTATGATACAGATTATGGGTTCGAACGAGGAGTAGGATACTAAAAATGGGATACTTCAGAGAACTACCGGACGTTGCTTATCAGTCATTTTTGTCTGATGCAATTTCATCTAAAGACTATCTACTAGTTAAAAACTTATTCAGAAGAAATAAGTTGCGTGATGACTTACAGAATGTCTTCACACTCTTCAATAAATATCAAATCCCCGAAGGTGCAAGACCTGATACTGTTGCAGAAGCATTTTATGGAAGTGCAGAACTTGATTGGGTTGTCTTAATGACTGCCGGTATTATCAATGTCAGAGATGAATGGCCCCTCTCAAACTATCACTTATATTATTATGTGGAAAATAAGTATGGTGTTGAGAACTTATCAAACATTCATCATTATGAAACAATAGAAGTTAAAGATTCAAAAGATAGATTGATTCTTCCTGCTGGTAAAGATGTTAATGAAGACTTTTCTATATCCTATTATGATAATGGAATTTATTATACTAATGATTCAACATCATCTTTTGATGAGGATGTTGAACGAGTGATTATATCCAATCCTGTAAGAGGTGTGACTAACTGGGAATATGAAACTCGTAAGAATAATGAAAAATCCTCGATTTATTTACTAAAACGAGGATATTTACAACAATTTTTAAATGATATGAGAGAGATTATGACTTATGGATTGTCTTCTCAATATATCAATGAATCACTGATTCGCACCGAGAATACCAAAGTCACAATCCCTAACTAAACTCAGTCTGCTGCGAGTGCGGCAAAGTATGAGAGAGTATCATCATCTTCATTAGAGGATCCGGTGATATCGGGGTCATTGAAACCACCACTATCACCACTCAGAGAATTGAGTTCGTCCTTCATCGATTGTGGCATAGGTTCTCCACCACGATTTTGCTGACGGAACTCTTCTTCTTCCTCAATGCTCTCTTGGTCTTGGAACTTAGTCGTGCCCTTGATACCGAGCACATAGTCCAGACGCTTCTTCAGAGCATCATAGTCCTTGAACTGGTCGGGAGCAACAAACTCTTGGAGAGAATACTGCTTCTTCCAAATTGCTTCCATTGCATCATCATCATCCAACAGAGCATCTTGACGTGCAAACTCTGAAGAGTCATAGTTACGATAACCGGCAACGTTCTTTGCCTTCAACTTGAAATTGGCACCCTGCCAGAAGTCAAAGGGATCAATTGCTTCTTCGTCTTCAAACTCAGGTTGCATTGCGGCAGTAATCTTATCAAAGATCTTCTTACCGAACTTATACAGGAAGACTTTACCCTCGTTCTCGGGATTAGCAGGATCCTTCACTACATAGATGTTAGCAACATAGGTCAGTTTACGCTTCTGCTTACGTGCAGCATCTTTGCCTGCATCAGTGCCGTTGTTCCACAACATCGTGTTGTACTCAGACACAGGATCCTTCTGTCCCAGAGTTGTCAGAGAATTCTCAATATACCAACCACCAGGACCTTGGAAGGCATGAGAATATAGTTTAACGAATGGAAGATCTTCACCATTCGGAGCAGGAAGGAAACGAATAACGGCATAACCATTACCGCTCTTATCACACTCAAGTTTCCACAGACGATCATCGCCTGAACTACCTGCATTATTCATTTTTTCGACTTCCTTGACCAGTTTTTGGGTCAGGGAACCCAGTTTGGATTGCTTTTTAAGATCAGCAAAAGACATTTAGATTACCTCGGATTTGTTTGGATTTGGGGGATTTACTTGGATAGTATAGCAAAGATTGCCTCAACCGTCAATATAATTTTTGAGAGAGGAGATTGTGGCATTCATACTATCAAATAAGGTTTGCATATCAGTCTCAGGTGGGAAACCCATCAGTGCAACTGACTTGCGTAAATTCTCTTTCATCTCGATCGCTTGTGGGTCGTCTGAAAGAGATAACCTAGTATACATCACTTGTTGCTTTTCTAGCAAGGTCGTGAGGATATCAACATGTTCAAGTTTTTCTTCACGGGACATCTCACTGAAAGTCATAAGACTTCCATAGATTTTTTCTTGTAGTCGATTAATTTCACTCAGTTCTTCCTGAATGATTTCGGATTCAAAAAAGTCACTCATCTACAATGTCCCTTAAAATCTTTTTGTACTTGAACATATCAAGGTTATTTAGAAATGGAGAATATTTTTGAATTTTAAGACTGACGGTTTCCCATATAGGATCATTCAGTTTCTTATCAAACTTATTTTTGAACGAAAATATTTTCTCAAAGATGACCAAAGTTTCAAGACTTACGTCTCCACCAAGATACTTTTTTAACAGGATTGGATGTCCTTTCGAACAATTGAATACACTTTCTAATTCGTTGTTCGAGAGCAATTCGTTGCTTTGTTCTTTGAATAAGTACGTCAAACTCTGTTGTCTCTTTGTCCAATCTGCGTAAGTTCTTTCTCCAGAACTTATAATTTCTCCAATCCATAGATTTTGTGGGTTATCGGCAGAAGAAAAATTTGATACAAGAAATTTTACAACTTCTTCATCATTGTATTTACGACTTGTTTTTTCAAACCAATACTTATCACGCCTTTTATTAAAGGAAGTGACAGATGCTCTTGTTTTAGCACCATATTTGAAGAAGTCGTATTTTGGATTTGTAAAGTGATTTTTTAATGACAAATAGTGTTGATAGACCTCAAATGGTTTCACTTTCATATAGGCAGTTTTGCTCTCGAAGTTCGTTTCATGAAATTAAGTCTCGTAGCATCCCACTTCAGTTTTTCCTTAAGTGGTTTTGAGATTAACTTCGTGACTGATTCTACTTCAAGTTCATTCACTTCGCAATAGTGTACGATAGCATCAATGTAGTTAATTTGTTCTTCAGAAACA